GCCTCTTCCTCGGTGCTACCCCTCTCGTCATCGTCGATGAAGCCACTCTTGTCAACAAAGGGTATTTGGAACTTCTTGCTTTTTGGTCCTCCATCACCTCCCATCTCGTTGTCCTCGGCGATCCCTGCCAAGGTTCCCACCACGAGATCGACCCTCAAGCCATGTGCGAAAGAATGGAAGATTCCCTCTCCGTTTTTCTGGACAAGCCATACGACTACCGAGGTTGGACCTACCGAATTGCCCCCGACATCGCCAATTTATTTGGCATCCCCTCTTTCTCGCGTTCCCGGGGTACAGTACGATTTGCCGCTTCCGCCTCCCAAAAGCTACCAGTTGTCTGCCCCAATACCCAGAACGCCAGTCATTCTGCTGGAACCACATACACCTACAACACATCCCAGGGTCAAGACTTTAGAGGCGATTGGCAAGTCGTTTTCAACATGGACTCCCTTCAACAGTGCAGCTATCATTCCTTGTACACAGCCTGCACTCGGGGTTCCGGAAACCTCATCGTTGTCACTCGCTTCATCTGGACTGCCAACAACATCTCCCTGGTGCGTGCCAACCCCATCCTTAACGCCATATACTTTAACGTGCCCTGCGATTACCGCGAAGTGTTCAGGAAGGACCTCAAGTGCGCTCGTTTCTTGCCATTGCCAGGCACCCCGACCCCCCCGTCTGGTCGAAGGCGGGTCCTACCTAGGCAGCTTGCTGCCCAACTCTCCGGCGAACATGGCCGAGATCATGTCGGACCCTCTTTCCCGCCCCCTGGACAGACTTCCCTTGGATTGTCAACAACTGGCCCCTCTCTTCTCGGGGCTCAGTGATCGTATCGAAATCCCTTCCATGGATGTTGTTCCTCCAGAATCCGACCTCAACCTTCCAGCTTACTCCGCCATTTCTCTTCGTTCTGCTCCCGTTTTAGAACATTTCCTCCCTCCAGCTTCTCGTGAGGATCGTGAACTCCATTTGCCCGGTCTAGGCATGTCACACTGCTTCGACGACGTACCATCAATTCGCGTCCCGTTGCATGTAGCAGATTTGGAGTTCGTGAAGGAAATTTTCATGAAACAGAAAAGCACGGATGATGTCCATTTTAATACCACACTCAAAAAACGCATCGTACTTGCTACGGCTGCTGAGAATGCCATTTCTATTACTCGCTCGCATGATCATGCTTCGGCTCTTCACCACGCATTCCTTTCTCTCCTCCGTCTCAAAACTGACGACCACATTCCTTTTGACGCAGAACTTTTCGACTCTTGCATTCTTTCTTCCGAACGCAAGAAACTCGAAAAGGGTGCCTCCGTTCTTTCGCAGAACACCGACAGGTCCGATCCGGACAACTTCCAGACCAGTGCAGAACACATTCGTTTGTTTACCA